AGTGATGTGCTCTACCAACTGAGCTATAAGGGCACTAAATGGTCGGAAATGTAGGGTTCGAACCTACGACCCCCTGCTCCCAAAGCAGGTGCGCTACCAGACTGCGCCAATTTCCGTTATTATCTATTATATATCTTGTTTTTGGATGCCCCCCTAGGGCTCGAACCTAGATTGACGGATTCAAAGTCCGCGCTCTTACCATTAGAGGAAGGGGCATCAAACTTGGTGGGCCAGTGAGGTATCGATCCTCCCCCGCAAACGGACGAGATTTACAGTCTCGCTGCCAGAGCCACTGGCTTTACCGACCCAATGGTGAACCCTGCTGGATTTGAACCAGCGACCAGCGATTTAAAAGAACGCTGCTCTACCTACTGAGCTAAGGGTCCGAAATGGTAATAGCCAGAAACACGATAATCATTTTACTCTTCTTCTTCTCGCTTTCCATTAGCAAATTCAACCAGAGCAACAGCCAGATCCAGTGCCTGCTCTTTAGTCAGAGACAGGTAAGGAGTGCTATAGCCACCAGGAGGGGTTACCTGTAAACAAGCACCACGCTCTGTACCACCGAAGTAGCGATTCAGCATAACCTGACCGTTGATAGATTCAGTGCCTTTGAGTTGAGTGCTCATACTGTTTCTCCAAACGAACGAGCCCGATCTTCGACAGACGTCTCACCATCGAAAGATTTCATCCACATCGAGGCAAGATCCCGTGCAGTGCGTTTATCGTGACCGAGGTCTTCTGCAATATAGCTTGCAGCGCCAAACATGTTGACGGCACCTGATTCACGAAGACAGTCGAGGTATTCAAAGGCTTCTACCAGCTGTTCAAAATCGTAATCCATAATCAATCTTCCTTCTCTTCATCTTATATACCCTTATCGGACATTTTCACAAAAAGGTCAACAGCTAACTGGTAGGCACGGAGGGACTCGAACCCACAAGGTTTCCCGACGAATTTTAAGTCCGTTGCGTTTACCATTTCGCCACGTGCCCTAAAGTTCTCAGTAATTGAGAATTAGTCTGGAGGAAGCGGTGGGATTCGAACCCACGGTACCCGGAAAGGTACGACAGTTTTCAAGACTGTAGCTTTCAACCACTCAGCCACGCTTCCAAACTTTGAGAGGCTGACCGTGACCTCTCGCGTGCTTATTAGGTAGCAACCCCTTCTTGGTACTCCCGAAGGGACTCGAACCCCTAACCTAACCGTTATGAGCGGTCAGCTCTAACCAATTGAGCTACAGGAGTGTATTGGTGATGCCAGTAGGACTCGAACCTACGGCCTAGAGCTTAGAAGGCTCTTGCTCTATTCCAGCTGAGCTATGGCACCTTTAACTATTCAATAGTCGCCCCATCCCCGCTCTATTGACGATCATAATGACCTAACCCTTGTCAACTACTGGCAGGTAGCATCGACATTACCATTAGCTCACACACACCTGTTCATAGATGTGTTGTCCTGCCTCTTTTGCAACTTTCAGTCTTTTTGTGTGGAACGGCTTGTGATCAAGGATCTGAACTTTATACCTTTTATCTATCTCACGGATGGATATGACAGTCTTACCAGCAAGATGATCAAACATCTCGTAGTAGACTTCACATGTCGTTTCGTCTCTGATTCTTATCCATTCTAGCATTATATCAATATAGGCTAGAAACAGTTTAAGGTCAACTACTTTTACGACCTATGTTGTATTTAGTTATGAGTGTCCATTGATCCTTTTCCTTGAACGGAAGGATCTTGATCTGATTCAGAGCAATGCGTGGCTCTGCAATCTTTGCGGTGTCGTCGATCTTTACGAGTCCCCACTCCTGCAGAAGGGCGGCGATAGCATTACGGCGGCCCTTATCGTCCTCTGAGAAGTTGGCAGGTTTACCATCAAGCATGAATAGCTCTTTAAAGTGCACAATATAGTACTTACCCTGCTTGTGCAGGATATGACATGATTGATACAAGGATTGATCTTTACGCGAAGCAACACCGATTCTAGTCAGCGTTTCTTTCACTTTTAGGAAATCATCCTGCTCGCCGAGGCGAACCTCTACTAGGCTATCTACTAAACTCATGGTATTCCACCTTTATTATTATTATTCTTCAATGAAACCAATTGTTGCTTAGTAAGTAGTGATAGTGCGATGACAGCCTTTCCGTAGCTATAGTTATAGGTATTCATAACAAGTTCTACATCACTATCTTCAGACTTCTTAGCCCACTTACTAAACCGCTTCCGAGGCTTAGTACTATTTATGAGATAATGATATTGCAGCTTGCTGTCCATATGGGACATCATGTTGGCTTTGTTGGCCGTCAGGATAGTGTCGTTGAAGTACGACATAGCACGGTTGACGATGAAAGGAACATACTTCTGCTCCGATACATCGTCAACCATGATGTCCTTACCACCATTGATCGAGTTCACATAATCAAACGGATTCATTATACGAACTCGCAGTCGATCATGATCTCCAATAGGCATGCAGTGTTATTGATCTCATGATCAGCAACGAATGCAGACTGATACTGATACTTCGACAGTATCAAGATCAACTGAGGAACAGACTGTGGCGTAAAGTATTGAACGGCATTGTCGTAGAACAAACGATAAAGCGTATTAGAGTCTGTATCTGAATGCTCTCCGACCCACTTACGTACCTGACTAAAGTTCTTGCCCTTCATCGACTCAAGCAGTAGCTTAATCGAATCCTGAGCCGTGTTGACGAGGATACCAGAGTCAATACTACCCGTAGCAGAGTAGCGTTGAAGCTCGTTGATAGTCCTACGCCAGTCAGGAAGATGCTTCTTGAGTAGCTCTGCAACAGCAGCCTTATCGTACTTGACGGATTCCTTATCCAGAATCATGCAAGCTCGCTCCATCATTTGCTGGGCGAGCTTAGGTAATTCTTTCTTAGGGATCTTGAAGTCAACGATCGAGCAACGTGAATGAAGAGGCTCAATGATACGGTTGACAAAGTTACAGGTGAGGATGAACCCACAGTTCTTTGAGAACTCTTCCATAAAGTTACGAAGAGCGGGTTGTGTAGAGTTAGCATTTAAGTAGTCGGCCTCATCGAGGATAACATACTTACGACCACCACTAAGAGACATTGCAGAAGCAAACTCTAGAATCTCATTACGCAGGGTATCAATGTTTCCATTCATAGACCCGTTGATAACGAGATAGTCACAACCTAGCTCTTCGAGCATTGCACGGGCGATAGTAGTCTTACCAACGCCAGCACTCCCTGCCAGGATAAGATTAGGGATGTTCTTTTGATCTACAAACTGCTGGAACGTAGCCTTGAGCTCAGCAGGTAGGATAGTGTCACGTACAGTCTTCGGGCGATACTTTTCGACCCAGAGAAATTCTTCCATAATATAATCCCATCATAAAGTATCAGTCAACAGTCGAGTTAGCCTCAAGGACGATCCAGTACTCAATGTCTGGAGCCCTGAAGTAGGCGAACCTATCCGTTATACCCACTTTATAGTCACAAGGCAACAGCTTAAGTTTGTCAGCTGACATAATAAGTCGGAACGACTTATCTGTGCTACCTAACTCAACTTGATACGTAGAACTGGAAGAGTTCTTCGAATCAATAGCTTCTAGGTATACAGTGCCGTCCCGACCAGTGACGGATACTTCCGGAGCACCAATCATACTGAGAGCCTTCATTGTACGCTGCAGAACATCCGTAGAGAGATCGAACTCTACAATAGGATTGTCAACAGGCAGTTCCTTATCAGGAGCCACTACAATGCAGGCTGGCTCAGCATACAAGTAGTTGATCGATTCCTTAGACGTTCCGATCCTTACTGCTCGCTCGCCAAAGTCCAGCTCTGCTTCTTCAAACATGCTGTATGCACCTAGGAACCGTGTCAGGTCGTAGATAGCAAACTCTCTGTCGAAAGTAGTGGGAACTGTAGCTTTGGCGAGGATAGTCTTTGCTGGAGAGATCGTCTTGATCACATTACCAGGCTTAAACAAAAGAGAAGGATTAATCATAGCAAACGCCTTGAGCGTTTGAACCGTTTTCACATCAAGCATCATAAAATATTATCCTTACTTAGTTTTGCGCTTCTTCTTCAACTTATCTACATCTGCAGTTGCTGATGCGCCAATCTGAGCAAGATCAACTAGTGATCCACCAAAGACATAGGAGCCAACGTGTTGTAGCTTCATCCATGGAGCAAGCCATACCTTCATCCCAGCATGACGAACCCACTGGCAGAACATATAGTCTTCCGACAGATAACGATTCGAGTATTGCTTAATAATACCGTTCTTCTTATCTGCAAGGAATTCAATAACCTGATCCTTAGTAGCACCAGGATTCTTATCAAAGAATGCGGTGATCTCTGGTACAAGGTTCTGTGACTTATCATCGATAAGAGCATCGAAGTATGCCATGATCTCACGAGTACCATCGAAGTGCTCAGTACGAACGTGGTCAGGCTTGTACATCATCTGAGGATACGCTGCAGCAAACTTCTCAAAAGTATTGCGACGAATCATCATGAAGCCAGTGCCAGCTTCGAGTACTTCGACAGGACGATCGAGAGCAATCTCACCCGAACCATCTGCTGGATTGAATACATAGTCACCAACAAAGTTCTCTAGCTTGTTAGGATCTTCATCCGCGAAACCCTTATCGACAGCTGTGACGATCTTCTCCCACGAGATACACTTCTTAGGATACGGACCAGCAATGATATCATATTGATCCTTTGTTGGATCTGGATCTTGCAAAGCCATCAGGGCAATGACGTCATGTGGATTGAATCCAATATCAGAGTCGATGAAGATCATATGTGTGTCTTCAGACCGCATAAATTCGTCTGCACAATAGTTACGAGCTCGTGTAACAAGCGACTCGTTGAACAGGAAGTAGAACCTTACCTGTACTCCGTAGTGTGTACATAGCGCTGACAAGTCAGCAATAGAACGGGTAAACATACCAGCACATTGCCCACCATACATTGGAGCAGCTACAAAGAGCTTACGCTTCTTGAGCTCTTCAATAGGAACCTTAATCTCAATACCCATAATTATACCTCTTTCTTAGGACGACCACGTCCACGTTTAACTGGCTCTTCACCAACATACTTTTCATCATGCTCTTTACCAATACCATATGAACCATCATATAGCGAAAGAGACTCTGCTTCAAACGACAGATACTGTCCGATACGAGTACCAGGACGGATCTTCATAGGACCACACGTAACATGCATTACACCTGCCATAACACCGTTATAACCACTATCGTATAGCCCACTAGTAAGATAAACCCCGTTACGGTTAAGAGTAGATCGAGTGATAACCCAACCAGCTTCTCCTTCTCCGACCGTGATAACATTTTCCATAACAACTTCATAGTGACCCTCGACTAGTGTATAATAGCCATCGTCCCCCACAGGAAGTTCAACTGAACCACGATGGACCTTATCAGACTCATCAATGGTAAAGGTTTTAGGACGAATAAAGAATACTTTACCCAAGCGGAGATCCACAGCGTTAGGCTGTGAGTCTCCTTCTTGAATGTTTGTTAGAGTTGACCTCGATCCAGGTCCAGCGATGTGTTTCATTCAGATTCCTCACGTGTTGCATACATCATAAGCATAATGTAGTGGATTGCTTTGAGAAGGTCCTTGCGGTTGTTGCCGCCCTTCTTACCGAATCGTGCAAGATACTTGATAGCAGTATCACGAGCGGTAGTGTCTAGAGAGCCAAGAGACTCCCAAAAGTCTACGGTTTGAACTTCGCCATTACCAACATAGTGCTGTCCGTAGGTTGAATCGATATAGGCTTGTACTTCTGCCAGGATATCGCCTTCATGGTATTTATAGCTTATTGATCGCTTGATAGGAACACTTGGTGTAGTTTTTCCTGCGTCTGTCATCTCACCCTCAATTCTATCATCAATGTACATACTATCGACAAATCTTTTATCCATAAGTATCATTCTCCACACAGATCTTCAATATACTTCATGTTAGACTTAGCTAAGTCTATCTTTACCTTATCTAACGTATTGAAGTTAAAGTCAACTTCTTTCTCGTACTTGCCATCAACTAATCCTGTAGGTGAGGTGTCGAAAGAGATGTTGTTGAGGCCAGTCCAGATGGCTGCAGAAGAGTCCCAAGTATCAATGCGGAAGCGACTACAGAGTTCAATCTCGTTAGGCCCATCGACCATACCAAGGAAGTGAATCTTCTTATCGTTGTTATAGGCAAGATTGAGGATACCACGCCACTCAAGCTCACACATCATACGATAGCGACTCATATAGCGTTGCAGCTTATTGTCCTTCTCTACGCCATATGCATTAGGAACGCCGAGGATCGATACACCGATGTAGTCAACAAGTGGAGAAGAAGCAGCCCAGGCAAAGGTTGCAATGTAGTCTTCAATGTCCCCAATCTCTGACTGAGGTACAAAGAACGTTCCGAAGCGAGCTTCGCGGAACAAAGGAGCTAGCTGCTCTGCAGCCTTGATCGTTTTCGAACCAGGCTCATTAGGATAGTCGGACATCACAACATAGTCAGCTCCTACGAGCTTACCCATTTCAATTAGCTTATCGGACGGATACATCTCCCGACCCTGCTTGTACATTTCAAAGGCAGAGTTATCGAGGATGTATGTTTCAGCCAGGTTGCGGCCGCTCTGATAAAACCTTGTGTACTCCTTGTCTTCCTCAACAAGGTGAGCAAGGAGCAGATGATGTGTTTGATTGTTTACAAACGTACTAAGATGTCGCGTTGGTGCAATATGACAAAAGTCGACCATAATATCTCCATAATAAAAAACAATCCGTTGACACTACACCCTTTACAGTGAAATGTCAACGGACCAAATTAGTGAATTTGATGAACAGGAACGCTGTGCGCGCTCTTACCAGTCTCAACGTGCGCATACGGAAGACCACCCATACGCACAATCTTCTGCATTGTGCCGGTAATTTTTTGCTTAGTAGTAGGGTGGGTGAACGACACCTGCTTACCCTTGAGCTTCTTTACACGTTCTGTGTGAGCTTTGATTTCTGATTCGTTAATGGCGGTGTCGCGAGCGACAGTCTCTTCCATAAATTGCCCAAAGGTCTTCATACTAGATTCCTCTTAATATTCTGCATAACTCCCGTTCTCATTATCTTCTGAGACGGAGATCTTAAATTTGCGATCAGGGTATTTATCTTTAATGAGAACTGCAAGATCATCAGACATCATCTCACACGAGCGATAGTCGAGCTTCAATGTCTCTGTCTGATACAGAGACTCGAGCCAGCGCTTCATCTGGATAAACTCAACATCTCGGTTATCATGCTTCACTTCCAGGTCTACACGGAAGTGGAAGATATGACGATGATCATATCCAAGGAACTTGACATCCTCTAGCTCTGGATTCGTCAGAGCCTCAGGATAACGGTGAATGCCTTCCTTCTGGAAGGTAACCCAAATGTACTTCATTGATATCTCCCATACTTCTTCGAACTTGCTACTGGATCTTTATCCCAATTTAGCTCTGGACTCAACTGTCTAATTAGACACCCTTCGATGCGTTCGATAGTCTGTGCATCGCAACTAAAGGGCTCAACAAGCCACTCGAACTCCCACTTACGACCGTTCGCAATCAACTCCTCCCGAAAGTTGGTACGTCCTTCGAGACCATACTTGTCTTTCCAGTTACGATGATTGTACTCTAGAGTCGAGAGCATACACTTCGACGATCCAACATACATGATATTGTCACCATCACGAACAATGTATACCCCACGATTAGCAACTTCAATACTATACGCCATTATTTGTCCTACTATTTAAGAAAGAAGTGAGCGGTCGTCAAACTTAGAGGTGATAGCAATCGCATTCCAGGGGTGCAATGACTCTTCATGCGACACAGCAATCGAGAAGTCTTGGATGCGACCAGCATCGAACCACTCATCGAGACCTTCATACATCAGACGACATACGTCTTCCGAGAAGAAGAGATTCGAACCATTGAGCTCTGCAAAGGCTTGCTCATCACGGCGCTTCACAACGATCTGCACTTCAGTAGGAATCTGCTTACGGCAGAGCTCTACAACATCTTCAATCCAGACAATATCTTCCGGCTTGAACTCTACCTTGACCTTCATGATCGAACGCTGCGAGTGAGCATTAGCAGCTGCCTTACGCTTCTCTGTAGCATCATGAGCAAGCTCGAACGAGCAAGGGCATGTTGACGAATACACATAGTCGACTGTAAGGAAGAACTTAGTTTCGCCATCGCGATACTGACCTTCAATCTCGGTCTTGTATGCAATGTGCCCACGAAGCTTCTCGTGAGTGTGATCATGACGAGAACGCAAGGCGTCCTGGTGCCAAGGATACTTGAAGCGCAGCTTGCAGTATGCGTTCTTCGAACCTTGCTTCTCTGCAAGCTCCTTAAGAGCACCACTAATGCCTTCAATAGTCAAATGGTTCTCAATCTTGTCATGCATCAGAAGATATAGACGAGATAGATTCAGACCCTTTGCGTTGACATTATCGAGCGAGCAATAGAGAGAGGCTTCCGATTGGAGAACCTGAGTCCCACCATCACGGCGCTGGACAACAATCGGAAGATCGACTGGCGCAATACCAACCTTACGGATTGGCACACGCGAACCAACCAACACTGGCTCTACCTGAGGATCTGGCAGATCATCTGTGTAGAAGTCTTCATCATACTTGAATGTAAGATCGGGCATCTTACTCGAGTAGTCGTTATAACCGATTGTCTTACCTTGCTTTCTCATCATAATTCCTTATACTAGTTCTTCGTATACACCAACGATCTCTGCGAGACCATAACCCAATGCAAGAATCAACACAGCCACAGTGGCGTTGGTATACAGCAAGCATGCGAAGCAGCTTGCAGCAATCCTTATACCACTTTTTACAAAAGAAATCAACTGATGTTTCTTAGGATCGGGATGATTCATACTTATGCTCCTGTGTATACACGACCAGGACGATCACCCGAACGGTATGCCATATTGTTATCTGTTTCACGAACTTCTACCTTAGTGCACCACAGACGAGCTGCTTCAGTTGCACCGTAATCAGGCAAGAAGATTTCATTAATGTATTCATATAGGAAATCTGCAAGACCTTCACAACCAGTCTTTTCGACCCAGCGAAGCTTTGCAAGACCTTCCTTCTCAAGCATACGGAATATGTCTGCCTTAGGATCATCTTCTGCAACTAGCAAGGTGTGATCAAACCACTCTTCAAGCGAAGCCTTTAAAGGCTTCAGACCACCGTAGTCCATGCACCAGTTCCGTGCATCAAGATCGTCTGTAGAGAAGAACACTCGGAACGACATTGCATAGCCGTGAATCAAATTGCAGTGCGAGTCTGCACGCCATTGACGATAGGCCACTGGACCAATCTGATTGTAGTTCTTCGTTGATGTGTATTTGTAACCAAACATATTAAATTCCTCTATTGGATAATAGAGCAGCAGAGTTTATATAGCGGGATGAGCTGTTGAGACCGCTTACGATTCCCAAGGGAATATGACCCACCGTTGATCATCAATACGATCAATAGTTTGATGATAGAAATGAGGTTTAACACTCTGGGATGTATTATATATCATACTACATATTCGAATATTGTCAACAGGTAAGTTGCCCACACCTACAACAGATGTCTGCCAATCGGCAAGGAGCTCACGGATAGTATCTCCACCATCGACAATATCATCGACGATCAATACTTTCAATCCATTCTCCATAATCTCGTCTGGGATCCAACAATTAGATTCCTTACCCCACTTAACACTATCACGAGTGTTCCAGTGAACCATCTGAACAGGAACGTTGAGTCGATGTGAAAGGTATACAGCAGGAACACTACCACCTCTCACAATACCAACAATCAGATCGGGCTCGAAATCCGAGCGCTCGACCTGTCTAGAAATCGAATCGATTCCCTCTAGGAAATCATTATGACTATAAATTATAACAGAAGACACTTCACCATTCATATCAGACTCCAATCAGATTGCCCCAGAGATACACATGCACTCGGGCAGACACATTATAACCACGCTTATACGCCATCTCTGCTACCTTACCAGCCGATGCGTATCCTTCTAGATCACCAGTCTGAGCCTCTTCTGTGGCACCTACTGGCATAATCCATACAGGATATGTGACACCAGCTTTACGCATCTGAGCAACAACATGATCTACTTCGTCCCAATGTTCTTGCTTATCACCAACAACAAACTTGAGCTGTCCACGACCCTTTGAGAGCCAATTGTAACGCTCTACAACCTCTGGTCGGATTGCCTTTTCAGGACGCTCTCCAGCTACAGTCCATAGCTTAGGAGATACAGAGAAGAACAACTCTCCTGCATACAATCCACGATTGCTAAAGTAACGAGTAAAGTCTTCCGTCAACTCCTGCGTACCATTCGTCTCGAATGTAATAAACTCTGGTTGATTAGATCCCTTGTTGACACCAACAGCTAGCTTACCGCCATCACGAACCTTGAACTCATCAATGATTTCGACAACAGCTTGTTGGCCATGCTTCATCAAAGGCTCTCCACCAGTAAAACACATATGCTGTTCGACATGGCTCAGGGGGTGAAGGAACGTCCCTGTAGGATTCCACTCATTCGAGAGTTCAGCCTGAATCTGATCGCAAATCTCTGCCGCGGTCTTCTTATACTGTAGATGCTTAAATTTAGAGGACCAAGAGTAAGACGAGTCACAACCATGAGTCCATACCGGAAGATCCTCAATCCGATTGACTGACGTAGCATCGAAATCCTTATAAGGAAGCACGTACGTCGATTCATCTGTAGGATCCTTCTGTCCAAACCCATTACATTGAAGGTTGCAAAGGAAGAACCTCAGCCAAGCAGTAGGTACTCCTGTGTACTCACCTTCACCCTGAATAGAGTAGAAGATCTCACTGAATGCATGCTTTTTCATATTCATCCTTATATAATTAGTTGCTTATTAGGCATTATAATAGAATTCTTGTTGGATGTCAACACTTTTCTTGCTTTTTTCCTAGCTTGTTCAAGGTGAAAGCTATTAGCTCTACTAAGGTGACAAATACCATCAAGATGATCCAACTCATGCTGCATGACACGAGCAGTAAGATCCTGGAATTGATTGGTGACAGTAACTCCATCCGGTTGTGTATAACGGATGCGGATAACCTGTGGTCGCTTGATCTTTACAAAGAGATCGGGATATGATAGGCACCCTTCTTCCATTAGCTGTTCATCTTCGCCAACGTCAACAATCTTTGGATTGAAGCAGCAAAGGATAGGATTACCCATTGCTACAAACACTCTGTATGGCAATCCAACCTGATTAGCAGCAAGACCAAGACCATCGTTCTTGATCATTGTCTGAGCAAGAATGTGAGCTATCTCATGTGGATCCATTGGCGGGTTGTTGAAATCAAACCGAGGCATCTCTTCCTTTAGAATGGGATCATTCGAAGGAACAAGTTCTTTGTAGAGATAATGACGATCTTCTTCTGTCATATCAGTCTCGTGCACTATGCTGCTTGCGCCAAATCCATGAATTAAGATATGCTATTTGTTGAGTAACCCAATACATAGCTCTTGAGTTCCAAAACCAATGTGTGTATCTTTTCATTTTACCATCCTATCTTGTTTCACTATACAACTTAAATCCATTTTAGTCAACCTGGAAAAGGTCTTGTGATACTTTTTAAGTAGTTGCACCTCACCAGTATCGTATTGTTGATACCAGTACGACTTCCCTTCTCTTGTCTCTACCCACTGGTTCATGCTGCTATCCGACTAAAGTTACTGTGCTTCTCAAAACGAATCACTGAGTGAAACTTATCATATAGCTGATCCCCCTTATGAGAGATCACAAATACATTGGTATCTTGAGCTAGCGTCTCGAGTATCTTTAAGAACTCTTCCGTACCACCCGAATCAAGCGATGAGTCGAAGACTTCATCCATGATGAGTAGGTTAGTGCTAGCACTATTCCGGAGCTTAGCAATAGCCCGCCAGGTAAACATAAGACTAAGATCAATACGCATTTTTTCTCCCTCGGAGAAAGAGGCATAGCTGAAATCGTCGCGGAAACGCGATCGTATAGTTTCATTAAAGGTCTCATCAAGTTCGAACTGGACAAAGAAGTCCATTGCTGCAAGGTATTTATTGATTAGTTTATTGACAATTGGAACATATTGTTTAATGATCTTAGTCTTGATACCTGTATCCTTAAGTACATATCCCGCAACATCATGCAAGGCCTTCTGGAAGGCGAGTGTTTCCTTTAGAGTCTTACTCTCAGTAAGAGTCTGCTTTAGGTCACGCAGCTCATCAATGCTAGATGTATCGCTCGCATATTCTTTCTTGAGGTCTTCGATTTCCTTATTTAGATCCCGAATGTAGTTGTTGTTGTATTGAATCTGTCGGAAGTTCTCTGTGATAGATTCGTTCAGAGTCTTGATCTGTCCATTAATAGTATTGATCTCACCGATACGTGTATTAGCTTTCGTATATTCATCCTCTAGCTTAACTAGAGCATCATTGATCTCTTGCGACTTAAGAGACCGCTGCTCGATGGTGTTTGCCTTGAAGTCATGATCGATACCCTGCTTACATGTAGGACAGTTATCGTGATCATGAAAGAACTGAATGTCCTTATCTAGCTTCTTGATACGTTCTTTGAGCTGACGATCCATATCTTGGATCTTCTTGACCTTACTATTCAACTTATCACTATCTGTAATCTGGAATGATAATTTGGTCACCTGGACTGTCAGATCCCCGTTAGTGGAAATAAGTTGTTCAGAGGCTTCGTTGTATTCGTCAATCTTACCCTGCTTCTGTGTGATAATAGCAGCGTTGTTACGATTAAGAGTCTCGATGTGCTTTTTGTGTAGTTCAATCTTCTGCTCACACAGATCAATTCGATAGTCGACATCAGTAGTCTTGACCTTATTGTCAGACTGCTTGTCCTTAAGAAGACTATTCATTACAGAGAAGATCTGTATGTCAAGAAGATCCTCGATTACCTCACGTCTGTGTTGTGATGGAAGCTGCATGAAAGGTACGAAGTTAGCCGAACCCAGAACCACAATCTGACTGAACGACTTAGGATTCATTCTCAGAATGTTCTTCTCAAGTACTTCTTGATACTCTCTTGACGAGGAGTCTTGGTTCAATAGCTCACCATTAACAAGGATCTCAAATACAGCTGGCTTAATACCTCGACGTACAAGATACTCCTTGCCGCCTACAGAGAACTCAACCTCAACGAGTGTATGCTTACCAGTGATAGCATTGACAAGCTGCGGCTTATTGATATTGCGGAATGGCTTGCTGAACAAAGCAAAGCACAAGGCATCAAGCATCGTAGACTTACCAGCACCATTGTCGCCAACAACCAAGGTAGAGTTAGAGCGATCCAGATGGATCTCCGTCATCACATTACCAGTTGACAGGAAGTTCTGCCAACGAAGTTTCTTAAAATATATCATATAATTACTCTACGGTTAGGGCTTCCGTGTACAACTCAGACAGAAACTTGTTAAGATCGTTATTGTCGACCGATGAATTAATCATATTAGCATAATTCTTCAATATAGTCAACGTGTCTTCTGCCTCATCTACAATATCAGAATCATCTTCGAGCTGTAGATTCAGATTGTCTTCAACTACCTGCAGGTCAACAACACCAGCCTTTTCAAGACGGTCGATATACATATCAAACCAGTATGGGTTGGACTTGTTCTTGACAACAACCTTGACAATACATCCTCGTGCAGATTCAAAGTCAAGTGTATCAATCTGACTATGATCTGCCCAGCTAGAGTCATCATAGAACCACTTCTGGAACATACTATACGGATTCCGTATGAAGGTCAGCTCTCGTGTATCTGTATCAAAGATATGGAACCCACGAGGGTCATTATAGTCTGACCAGGTCATCTCGTACGGAGTACCCACATAGTGAATGTTACCACGTGATGACTTATGGTGGAAGTGTCCTGACAGTACAGTATCAAACTTATCAAACAACTTCGCGTCCATACCATGATCGTTGATAGCACCACGATACATCTCAAAGCCTACAAGCTCAAGGTGACCAAGAAGAATCTGTGAATCAGTCTTATTGATGTGATCGAGGCAGAGTTCGTAGTTACCAGAGCATACCCATGGTAGCAAAGTCATCTTTGTGCCATCATAATCAATGTCTACAGGATCTGAGTAGGTGCTTACTGTACCCGCATAGTCTTGTAGTAACAGCTCGGGTGAGTTGACTTCGTTTGTATTCTTAAAGTAGGTGTCATGGTTACCCACGAACACATCCATATGTATACCAGCTTCGACGAGCCGATCAAACAAATACTCCCTAGAGCGCTTGAGGGTATA